TTCGTTTATGAAGTGACTTAATTTCATTATTGAGTTGTCGATTCTTTAGATTGAGTTCGTTTATTTCATCAATCAAAAGAATAAAGGTATTCTCTTTAGCTTGGAGGTCGGAAAGTTGTTGTCCCAAATCAGACACGCCTTTCTCCACCTCAGCAAGTTTATCCGAGAGAAGTGAGATCTTCTCATGTTTGAAATGCTCTTCGATACTCTGACCGCATGTTGGGCAAGTATCATTTTCCTCAAAGAATTTCTTCTCTTTTGTGTGAGACTTTCGTTTGGTTGACAGTTTCTCTTTGATCGAAGTGATCTTAGATATCGTTGTTTTAAGTGTCTGCGTGTCTGAAACGGCAGAGGTCTTAGTGTCGATTTCCTTGTCGTTATCGAGGATTTGTGTCTCATATTCTAATGCCTCTTGCAGAAGAGTTTCTTTGCGATTCTCTTTCTCCTGAATGTCTTCTTTATTCTTCTTTTCAATGTCAAGCATAAACTGCTTCTGCATATCAATCTTCTCTTTGACGAGAGACAGTTTATATTCGTGATCTTTCAGTTCGTCGTTTATTACTTTTACTTTTTCTTTCAGATTGACATTCATCGTCGAGAAGATTTGAATGTCAAGAATGTCTTCGATGATTTCTCTACGAGCTGCCAAAGGAAGACGCATGAATGGCACAAATGTTGATGACCCAAGAACTACAATCTGAGTGAATGATTTATAATTCATTTTCAGAATTGTTTGTTCAAAATGTTTCTGCTGATCAACTGCAGAAGAGTCTTGATTTAGTAGAGCACCATTTTGATAAACTTCAAATTTATTTGGTTTAATACCACGAATTACTTTGTATTTATTGTTCCCAATATCAAAGTTAATTTCTACAACACAATCAGACTGATTGATTGAATTGAGTAGTTGTGGTTTATTAATTTTTCTGAAAGGTTTTCCAAACAAAGAAAACGTAAGGGCATCTAGAATAGTTGACTTACCAGCTCCATTAGTTCCAACAATCAAACTACTCTTAGTATCAGTTAAACATATTTCAGTAAACTGAGCTCCAGTAGAAAGAAAATTTTTCCATTTAATCGTCTTGAAGATTATCATATGATCTAGGGGGAACTACAATGTCATCTGGTTCAATAATAAGATATTTCATTCCTCTCAATTCACACATACCGATTCCTGCTTTTGCATCAACCTCGTATGTCATAAGTGGAGGTAAATCATCATCCATAGAGTTTGCTTCAAGCAAACCAAGATACCTTTCGGCATCGTCTTCATCTCTAAAGAAGTATACTACATGATCACCCTCTTCGTCAACCACAGAGTATACTCCATCTGGATGTTCGGCAAGGGTGATCAAATACATTACACTACCTCACAGCTTTCAATATATAGGGATTTCATAATACCCTTTAATTTATTTTTGTCAACTGCTAACTCCACCTCATCAATATATTCATTCAAGAGAGTTAAGGTATCTTTAACTTCGGTTACTTCATCTTCATCAACAAAAGAATCATTTACCAATGTTTCAATAATTTTAACATCATGTGGTTGTGAGGCAAAGACAGAATCAATAAATTGTTCAAATGCTCCGTAGTCTTTTTTATCTTCTACTATAATCTTGACAAAAGAATTTGCACACTCAGAGGTATCGAAGCTGAGATGAGAACCAGTAGAATCATTGTAAAAGATTTTCTGGAAAATCTCATAAGGGTTCTTGACCCGCTTAAGTTTATTTGTCGTTGGTTCATAGAGATGGAATCCTCGCTCATCTTTGTAATCATTCCAGAACATCTGATAAGGATTACCTAGATAAGTAATGTTACCTCTGGTTGATTTGTGGTGATAATGACCAGAGAATACTTGTTTAAATTTACTAAAGATGTCTGGGTTCATACCATGTTCCATCTTCATACCAGGAGTAACTTCAAAACCATTTAGCTCTAGGTGACCCATTGCAATCTCAGCACTGGTATCTTCAATGTGCCTCATAGTTTCTTCATAGTTAGAAGAGTTAATCCAGGGCAACATTAGAATCTTAGCACCATCAATCATTACAGTCTCTGGGCGAGAATAGATTTCAATGTTACTGAAGTCTTTGAGTAGAAGTTCTGGGGAGTTAATCTCGTTCGTATTCTTGTAATAGGTGCAGTGATTGCCAAGAATCATGTGAACGAAGATACCCATATCTTCAAGACGTTTAAAATAATGTAGACGCACACGGTTCCAAACGTTATAGTCAATGCCCTTGCGATTATCAAACGTGTCACCAAGGTCGATAACAGTTTTGATTCCTCGCTTTTCCAATTCGGGGAAGAAGATGTCGTCGTAGAATTTTTTGAAGTATTCCCAAAACGCAACACTACCTTTCCTCCCGTCTAGATGTTGGTCAGTAATAAGAGCTACTGTCATCGCTTGCTTCGCATTTCAAGGTTTTCTTTAATGCTGTTCATGTCAGCACTGCTGCTACTATACCCGTACATGTCGCCACTGTGACTATCCATATGCAAAACTTCATCAAACCCTGACCTTTCTAGAATCTTGGTTTTGATTTCCAGTTGCTTTTTCTCTCGCTGAATCCTACGCAAGAAAGCATAGTAGATAATCTGAGTGAAGTAAGCAAATGGATTAGTAGATTTCTCTGGATTGAAATTGTCAATGTATTGAAGACAATTTTCAATGCCGTCACAAATCATATCTTCCCTAAACATATAGTTAACAAAGTTAGGTTTATATGATAGGTGTGTAGCAATCTTGAGAAAGCATTCCCCAATGTAATTAGGAACTTTGGGTTTGGGTAGATCTGCTTGCTTAGCTGCAGCAACCTGCTGTCGATACACCATCAGGGCATCGAGGAACTCTCGGTTGTTAACATAGTTCTCTTTTGTAGTTCGTCTACCCATCGGTTTATCGACTGTTAGCATAGTTTACATCCGTTGGTGTGAATATTGTAACACACTCAACGGTTATTGTAAAGGGGCTTGACACAACCTTAAATACTCTGTATAATAGCAGTGTGGCGCTTTCAAGATTTATTATATATCTCTTCTAAGATTCTTTTAGCTTCTTTAATAGACCCTAAGTAACCTTCATGGTTCTTGGGGTTTTGTCTTTTAGAATTAGATTTGGGTTCTTCAATTCTTCTTTTTTTATATTTTAATTTATCTTGTAGATGATCTTCATAGAACCCAGCAATACGTTCATCAAGTTCAACCATTGTAATAATTTGATTACGAGGAATAATAAACATATTTTCATATGTTGCATTTACCCAATCATCAAACACAATTCCTTCAATAATAGCATTACCTTTTTTCTGTTCTATCTTTTCTACAACTCTTGGTTCTAAGACAACAATTACATCATCATCTGGATCGTAACTAACTTTAGCTACAATTTCTTCACCTGAAGTTAATTTAATACTTGCGTAAAATTCTTCTTCCATGTTACCTTAAATCGATTTTGATTATTTCTACATTAAATTTTTCTTCTTCATATATTTTTAAACGTTCATCTAGATGTTTCAATGTGTAGTTTTTTTGTGGTGTTCTGCAATACTCATCGGCAATGTCATAAAGAGTAGCGTAAGTTTTATTATTCCCCTTACGCAATACACGACCGATAGACTGTAAATTTCTTACTCTTGATTTTGAAGGTGAAGCAAATACAACATTGTGTAGATTACGAATGTTGATGCCAGTGCTGAATGTTCCGTATGAAGCAACAATCACTGCGTTGTTTTCAGTTTCAGTGATACGTCTAATCTCTTCGCGTTCTTCAGTGTCTACACCACCATAGACCAGAAAAACTTTACGACCTTCTTCGACAACACTATTTATCGCCTCATAAAGTGGCATCCCATGACGCTCTACATAGTTGAAAAGAACCAGAGAGTTTCCTTCGAGGTCACGAACAAGATTTTTAATCAGCCTGTTTCGTTTAGCATTATCAACGATTGCATCAATCTCTCCTTGATAATCAAAGAACTCCATTCTCTCATGCTTAAGTAAAAGAACTTTGATTCTGAAATCAGATAGATGACCTTCCTTAATAAGCTTCTCTGTCTTGGTAACATGCTTACACTCACCAAACAATCCTTCGAGAACCCACTTATGGGTAGCAGAACCATCTAGTGTTCCAGTAAATCCAAACCTATACTTAGCTTCATGCAACTTAGTCATGATGCCAGTAAGAGATTTAGATTTGAATAGGTGTGCCTCGTCACCAATGACACAGGAGAAGTCATCAAACCAACGCTTAGGAAACTTATAGATAGATTGCCAAGTGGAAATGATAACTGCTTTCTCTACATTCTTATCTTTACCACCGTAGATTTTGTGGCAGTGCTCTTCTACATCCCAACCGTAGTCTTCGAAATCTTTATACATCTGTTCTACCAAAGAAGTGGTCGGAACAACGATAAGAGTTTTCTTTCCCGTCTTTTTATATTCTGATGCATAGTAGTAACGCACAAGAGAATAAATCATCAAAGATTTACCCGATGCAGTTGGCGAAAGTAAAAGTCTGCGGTTGTTTAGTAGTGCTTCATACACTGCCTGAACTTGATAATCGCGTGGATCATGGTTTGGGCACACCGCACCCATGAATCCCTTTACGCCTTCTAAGGTTATCTGAGAATTTTTTTCTTCTACGTCTCCGTAGAATTTATTTGATTTATACTCGATTGTATAATTTTTGACTCCACACCATTCTTTGAGATGTGAGATGAGACCACAATAGAGCTCGCCTGTTCCTGGCGAGTAGAGTCGAATCTTTCCATCCCAGACACCACTTCTATACTGGGGCATAAACTTGGCGTTGGGAATATCGAATGTGAAATAATCTGCGAGTTCATAATGAACGTGTGGTTCTGCTTGAATAGTCAGATAAATGTTGTTCTTCTTAGAGACTGCCAAATTTGCCATTAGGTGCTACCGTTAATAAATTTCTCCCACTCGATAGCGTTTTTAATTTGGAAACTTCTGTTGGATATCATCTTGAGAACATTATCCAAAAAGAAAAGTGCCTTATTAATAAACTCTATTTTCATCTCAATGTTAATCAAATCCTCATCCGCTTCTAGATATACTTTCATCTTCTCGGATGTTTTTATGGATTGCCCAAAAGGTTTTTCTTTATAAACTTCAGGATCGGCTTCGCCTTGATAATATTCTCTTTTTTCTTTTAACTTCATACGATACTGGAATTCCAGTGCGGTCTTTTCTGTAGAAAGATCGTTGTAGAAGTTGAGGTATTTATTATGTTGATATGGAATATCCAGCGAGATTTGTGCTAAGTCTGCTGAATACTGTTTGTTTTTAAACTGGAAGTCAATCCTTGAATCTTCCTGCCATTCTGATTTAACATGATTAAAAAGGTTTTTCAAATCATCAAACTTCATAAATTAACTCTCTTTATTAAAAACAAATTCTCTAAACTTAAAGGTGACATCTGCAGTTAAATAATCTACATC